GTGCTTAGATCTGGCCTTGCGGGCCACATTTAGCGCGGCGGCGACAGCCTGATCCTTAGGATGGCCAGAGTGAACCATTTCAGAGATGTTCTGAGAAATGGTCTCTTGCGAATATCCTTTCTTCAAAGGCATGGCGCAATCCTCATGGGCCAGTCGGGCCAGTGGGGCCAGTAGGCCCAGTGTTTCCAGTAGGCCCTGTTGGGCCATTTGCCCCCGTTGGGCCTGTAGGGCCAAATCCAGTAGGTCCGGTAGGGCCAATAACGCCAGTCGGTCCTGTTGGCCCCACAACGCCCGTCACCGTGCTGGCGAGCGCCGTTAGTTGGGTAAGAATAGCCTGCATTGTCTGATTTAGATTGTTAATCGCCACAACGCCATTTTTTTGCGTGGTGAGGATGTCATCGAGACTAGCCATCAGAATTTCCCATCTGGCTGGAACCGATAGCGAATATTTCCAATTCGCCAGAACGTGCCAATGTCGTTGCTATCAAGCCGGATGGAGGTCAACCGCCCTCTAAACCGCGGCGTGATGAAAGTGGTGTTCTCAGTCATAGGGAACGGGCCATAAGATATAGGCGTCTGGCCAGCGTAATCCGTGACCTTAAACGTCAAATTGACGGTGACGTTTTGCGTTCCGCCGTAGTAGCCCCACTTCATGTCCGGCCAAACCTGATCGACAAACATCTTCAGGTCGGCCTCGTTCATCACATAGTAACCCGTCTCAAAATACGAGTTCATGGGATACGGGTTGCCGTTAGCGTCAACAGCGTCAGTTGATGTTTCATGCTGAATAACAAAAGCATCATTGCTGTTAGGCAACGGGCCACCACCGATTGGCGGGCCAAGAACGCTCTCATTAATCCAAGCAGTTCTCTCTAACTCGCCAAAGTCCCATTGATTAAGGAATATGTTGTATTTGATATAATGGCTTGGCTCGCCGCCGTTGCTGATAGTCGGGAAATACCAAGATATTTCACCGAACCGAGAGTTGGGAGCCACGCGTATCTTGTCGAGATTGCTTGTATCAATGTCTTGGAAGACAACATCCCAAATCGGGCATGGGATTGTTTCAACACCAGCACCTGACAATTTGTAGAACTGAGACTGGCCCATCCAATAAACAACGCCGTTCATAGACGTTGCAGCCTTGCGGCCAATCAACCCGCAGCCCGTGCCAAGCTCGTTGAACTGGTAAACATAAGGGGGGCCAACATACTGCATCGCCCAGACGCCAAGATCAGTCCAGATCAGACCCTGTTGAGGCCCTTGGATGCACTGTATGACGCGCGACCCTTTCGGGATGCGGTAAGATCCTGCCTGATTGGTGACTGTCCCAATCCATGAGTCGTAATTATTAACGTCGCACCAGCGGATCAAAAGCGGGTCAGAAATGCCAGTAAAGGTAGATCCCCATGCGATGATTTGCCTTTGCGGCATAGCCACAAACGCGCCCTGATTGATGATCGGAGCGTTAGGGATGACGGTGAGAGTTTCATTGCCGGAGCTGGGCGACCACTGGTAGATCGCTCCGTTTAAAGGACAAGCGATAAGAATTTCGCCCCAGTTATCAAGCGTCCAGTCTACCGCCGTTATGGGGTTGGTTACGGGAGTAATTTGAGAACCAGACCCGTAACCGCCGACGCCATAACCACCAACACCGTAGCCCGTCCCCGCGGGGATAGGACCGACGCCGGCGTAAATAACATAACGGGCGTCACCACCATTGATGAAGCCACTTGTCGAAGACGTAGCAAGAGTGGTGGCGGCGATAATGAAATTATCAGCATCGACCACAGATTGAATTAAGTAATTACCGTAAAAAGTGATGCCACCAACAGTTGTAGAAACAAGTATCGGGAAAGCCGTGCCGGCAGTGAACCCATGGCCGGGTAGCTCGACATTCACAAACGGGCTTCCGTTTGTGGTTGTAAGATCAGGGACATCGCCGCCAGCGGTGACCGTGCTTGTTGCTGGTAGCGGAACCCCAAGCGCATCGACAGATGTAATTTCAAAAGAGTTAGCGCCTACGGCCGTGCATTGATACATGCCGAAAAGAATTAAACCGCCGACGCTTATGTGAACGGGAATATAAACGGAGTCATAATCCGTTACGTTGCTGCCGGGGTCGTTGATAGTAACCGTCGTGCTGCCGGAAGTGGTATCAATATCTGGCGCAACATTATCAGTTCTAATTTCAGGCGTTATGACGCGCCTGTTGCCATTGTTAATGGCGGAAATGGACGCCTCTGCGCCAACGGCTAAATATGACTGGGCGTTCGTATCTTCCCACGCCCATAGAGCTCTAATGATTGAGCCGATACCGTTAGAGTAAAACTTGGTCCATCCGCCAAGCTTTTGGACAAGACCTATGCCCTGTCGATCAGGGATGAACCGGATAAGATTGCTAACAGAAATGCCGGTCTCATTCAGAGCCGGCGTTCTGTTTTGATCTACGCCCGGAATTAGCTTTACGCTTGCGTGGGGCATAAGTTACCCCCTCGAAGGCGTTGCGACAGGAGCAGGGCCCTGAGAGGTCCAGCCAGAAGCCTCAAATTTCTTGCGGGCCTCTTCAACAGCCGCGCCTTTGAGGAGCGTTTGATACTGACTCTCGTAAGACTGCGCCATCGCCGGATCATCAGACTGGCGGCCAAAGTTTCTCTGGTAGCCAGACACATAAACCATGCTGGCCATGATGAAGACATCTGGCAGGTACAAGCTGATAAAAGTCGTCGTATTCGTCGATGACAGGCTTGCCGGGCGGTATGTGCCTACGATCTCGATATAATATTGCTGGTCAGGATAGGGCCCGACCAGAAAAAGGTTATCGTTAAACGGGCACCAATACCTAGGGACGCCCGTGCTTGTCGCGCTGCCATAAACGGCATCAAGGAACTCTTTTGTGACCGGCAAAAGAGGGTTCCGGGTGCCCAAATTGGGGTTTATGGTCCCAGCCGGCGTCAGAACATTAATCTGCTCGCTGACGACCAAGGTGCCTTCAGGGATAGTAACGGCCCGGCTCCCGGGCACGATTGCATAGCCAGTTAACGACGTGGACGTGAAAAGAAAGTCGAGATCACGATACATCCGATTTTCGGCGTAGGTGATCATTTGGGGTAGGATCTCAACGAACGCAGGGTCCGTCTCTTCCACGACCGCAAGCGTGGCTATTTCTGTCTTGTACTGAGCGTATGTCAGGCCGGTCGTCATGGCATCCCCGCTATACCCTTATTTTAACACCTATTTCGCGTCGTGGCACCATGCTTCTCTCTTGGCGTTATTGACTTTGATCTCGCCAATCGTCTGATCAGTGTCTTTTTTAGACCACGAAATGTCGCGCCAGATGGCGCAGACCTTGGTGTTGGTGTTTTCAGTCCCGACGATGCCCGTCAGTGTCCCGCAGCCTGTCAGGAGAAAGGTTGACGGAATTAGCAGCATCCAGCGCATCCTTTGTCCTTTCAATAATGTCGGCTTGAGCTTTAGCCTTCATGTCTTCAACAGCGTCGGCTCGGATCTTTAAATACACGCCGAACAGGGCAGCCAAAACGAGGCCGCCGATTGTTATGTAACGCCCCAAGGGGCTAAAGAGCAGGCCGATCATGCGCCTTCCTCATCAAGCCTTTGCTTGCGGAAATACCAAATTGCTCCCGCGGCCACCATGATGACGAGGCAGACCAGAGCCGTGCCGCTCATCGCAGACAGGATGCTGCCCCCTTCTTTCACAATAGGCATGACTTCTTGAACTATGGCGATTGCGCCAGCGCCACCGGCGATGACAGCACCGTTGGCTTCCTTGGACTGCACGATGCTCTTTTTAGGCACTGGCATGTCAGGTTCAGCGCGAGCTTCGTCGGTGCAAACCGGCTTCTCAGTCTCAAGACCACGCCACAGTTTAACTTCTGCACGGCGGCGGCGCACTAGACCCGGGAGTTCTTTGCCGCCACCTTTGGTCCACTTCATAAATTCGGCGGGGACTTCGTTGAATTTCTCGGCGTTGACCTTCTTCAGAAGCGTGGATTTAGCCAGCGCGCCGACGCCGGCGTTATAAGCAAAATCCACTAAAGCGTCGAACTGACCCTGCGACAGTTCCACCTTAACAAGTTTCTCGACGCCGGCTTCATATTGAACCATGTCGCGCTTGAGGATGGCTTCAGCCTCGTCCTTAGTGATCTCCATGCCAGAGTTTACCTCAGGGCTGCCGGCTGCGGACGTATGCCCGTAACCAATCGTCCAAACCCCGGCCGGGCATTTGTAAGCTTTGAGACGCAGGCCCTCAAACTCTTTGACCAGAGCCAACCCATCTGCGGACATTCTCATGGCATAGCTCCTACTTAGTGATATTGAAGGTCAAATTGGCGTGATCTGGGTAATTGATCAGCACTTCGCCTTCCGGGCATTTGTACCGGATATGAGCCAACAAAGTGGCTCTAAGACTTGATATTTTGTTAGGGTCATCAATGGTTATGGTGTAGCCAAATTTATCTACTTTGTCATTGGCCGGCCCAGAGAACTTGGCGATAGACGGATTAGCTTTGTGAACGATGTATCGGGAGTCTCGAACCTCCAAATAGAACTGCTCGACCGAACAATCGTCCCGTATTTTTCTACGCGCGGCTACAACAGCAAATTCACCATTGGCGGGTCCGTCTGTGATGCTGAAATGCTCTGCGGACCATTCGAGAATGGGCTTTCGGAATAAACCCAATTTATCTAACGCCGTATACCCTCCGCCAACCATGGCAAAAATAGCGGTGACCGCGCCAACTGATTTGGTGACACGGTCGATATCAAGGCTCATTTGTCGGCCTTTTTGTCGCGCAAATCGTCTATCTTGCGAAAGACCTCGCCAATCAGATCCTTGAGCTCTTTGACGCCTTCGCGAAACTCATCCTTGCGGATGTAATTTATTGGTAAATCCAGCTCTAACTTATGGACGTTTTCCCGCAATTCTTTCACCGCGCCCCATAGCTCGCGGGCGAACCAGCCGCCAACAGCCAGAATGCAGCCTATCGCGATGTTGAATAGGAATTGAGGGTCCATCAAAAGCTCCCGGCATCTTATTTCCCCTCATCCCTATTTTTATAACACCTTCTATTTTTTTTCAATTTCACCCATAGCCTCTTCGATCAATTTCAAATTGTTTTTGAGACGCTGGTCGTCGGGTGAATGCTCAAGCGCGAGCTTGGCCTGCTCGTGCGCAATGTCTTTAAGGCCGAGCCACCAAGCTGAAATACTTGCGAGGTCGTGCGGCCAGTGGCCCCAAACTGCCGGGTCGCAAGTGTAGACAAGTTGCTTGTCTTTGATCTTCAGCGCCCGCATGGACGCCGCAAAACACTCCTCCCAGCGATGCTGGCGGTACATTAGCATCGCCAGTTCGCACCACGGCTCACGGGTATTAGGAGCCTCGCCGGCGGCCATGTAGTACCATTTTTCAGCCTGCGCTAAGTCGTCGGTCTCGGCGTATGACTTGCCCATAAGCCGCATGGCGTAGCACCGCTCATTTTGGTTGCTGGCGGCGTTCATGCCCAGATAGGTCGTAAGAGCTTTTTTGGCCTCGTCCCAGCGGCGGTAGAATGTCAGTTCGCGAGCGTAGTAAAAGTAATGATGCGGATCGGTGGCGTCTTCTTTGACCGCCACTTCCAGCATTTCCATATACTGCCCTCTGCTTTTGGTAGGGTCAGGATGGTGGCTGACTAAGAGGTGATTGCACCATGCCGTGACATGCTCAACACGGCCATCAATCCGCAAATCCTCGTGACAGGGGTGGTGCCAATGATAGCCGTGTCGGCTATGGATTTTCCGATATGGGAACCGGATGTTATGGCCCCAGTCGAAATAGTACCAAAGGTTCGTTGTTTTGCCGGGTATCCAAACGGCCTCAATCTTTTCCTTCCAACCCGGCTCTAAAACTTCATCCAAATCCAAACTAATGCAAATATCCACAGACCGGGGAATAAGAGCAAGAGCAGCATTACGAGCGATGTCAAAGCGCCAAGGGCTGACGTAAATGTGGTGGACAATCGCTCCACATTCGATGGCTTTTGAAACCATGCCATCAGTGCTTCCAGTGTCAGCAATGATGACGTGATCAGCCTCCTTAGAGGATTTGCAGAAGCGTTCAACAAACTGTTCCTCATTTTTGCTGATTGCATAGACGCAATACGTTAATTTGATCTCGTAATTTGAATAAACATAAACGCCAATTTCGTTGTCAATCACCGACCACGTAGGCTTACCAAAGCAGCTTTTCACTTCTGCGTCAGACCAGTCATCTTTAACGTGAGCCTCGTAAGGATTGCCCTCAAACTCTCCTTGAGGGTATTTGCCAATCGGAATGCTAACTATAACCGTGTCCGCCCACTTTTTGGTTTTGCGAACAAGATCCTTGGCCTCATCAACCGTCATGTGCTCAAGAACGTCGCCTAAAAAGCAAACGTCGAACTTGCGATCTGGCTGGAATTGTCTGGCGTCCGTTATGTGGAGATCTGGGTACAAGGACCGCAGACTGTACTTTTCTACATATGGTTCCCAAATCTCGACGCCGGTCCATTCCAGCTTGGGAAACATTTTGGCGTAAGCGCCTTCGCCACATCCAATGTCCAACGCCGTCTTGGGCGCAGGAATTTTAGACATGACCCATTTGATGCTGGCCTTGCCAGATTGAGAGCTAAACGGCATGTGACCCCTCAGTTATGCCAGTTATGGTACTTTATACGAAGACGGCCAAGAAGGCATGTCCCATGTCTCGCTAGAAGCGGGCCGATCGCAAGTTGAAACCTCTTCCGCGAGCCAGTGTTTCATAGACCGCCAGCGACCCGGCTGCGGAGTGCTTTTGTCGATCACGTATTGCGTGATCTCAGTAGCAGTCTTACCAGACGCCAAAGCCTCGGCAAAGAACTTGCGCTTGCTGCACTTCAGGCAAACGCCACATGGTGCCTCTATGTTGCGGTCGCAGGAGCGAGTGAGATCTACAAGGATCGCAGGCATCTCAGACATAGCAACGGCATGGCTGTAAGCGGGATCAAGAAGCATAAAGTCGATCTCGCCCCGCGTGGCCTTTTGTACGAATACGGACTTGGCGGCTGCCGCACCGCCCATGCGGCCAGATACCGTGCCACAGTTGGCATAGCCGTCGTTCTCGCGCTCTGCCGAGCTGACGATCCTGTCAGCCTCGCCAGCATTTATCTTCGGAACGGCCCAGTTGACCAGCATCGTCTGTGGGCTGTTAGGCAGACCCTTGTCCATAAGGTCTGGAAGGACGTTGACTGTCACGCTCATGAAGTCGCGGACGTTCTGGCGTAGCCAATCAGTGATAAGGCTGACACGAGCCGAACGAGAAGACCCCTTAATGCCCGATATGCCACGAACGTCGTACTGCTGTTTGATCTCAGGCGTGATGCCGTTGAAGTTCAGCGTGACAGCGGTCACGTCATCTTGCGTCGATGTCAGCGTTTTCCAGAGAGCGTATGTGCTGTCTACGCCACCAGATGCCGCAATGATCGTTTTCATTTTTGATCTCAGTTCTGGTTAGAGCAGAAAGACAGCGGGATCGACAGGCCACTCAATGAGGCGGTCATTTTCATTGTACTGAACGCTTTGAAGCGCCTGCGCGTAAGCCTGCCAATCCTGAAGACTGATAGACGCATACACAACCTCACCAGCATTATATTTGGCGATGATCTCATTCGCAGCATCTATGCGGCTTTGGCGCTCACGCTCAAATGCGGCAACTCGCTCTTGAGCCTGCTTTTCATTGTAGGCCGCAAGCTCCTGCTCAGTGAGTTTGGATACCGCGACCCAATTCCTCGTCCACTTCCCATCGATCATCATAGGCTTTGTTTCGGACAGCTCTTGCGTATCTGCATCAAATGCAGGACGAGAGCCTTCTTGAACCCTGATGTAGTCATAAGGAAGCAGCACGTCGAATTTTGGCGCGCTGCCAAAGAAGTTGATGCGTTGGCGAATATCCCACTCAGTGAGCGGATACTCGGTGATCTGATTGTCCTTGATGCGGGCGAACATGATTACCTCCCCGACAGATAGGGGAATGTGCGGGCACTGCCGGGCCAGATAATTCGGATGGCGCCTTGCGCGCCAGAGCCGCCAGAGACCGACGATCCGCCGCCGCCGTAGGCTCCCCCGGCAGGCCCAGAAGCTGGTCCAGAACCTGACCCAGCCTGCCTACTTACCGCACCACTTGACCCGCCCATTCCAGAGTTCGATGGATAGTTTGCTG